GGCTCAATGATTTTTTCTGTTAGTGTTAAAGTACCAGATGCCGTATAGTCACACGTTGCGTTTGCAACAATGTTTCCTAATGCACCTACTTGTAAAACTTGCTTATATTTTACGTTTGGTAATACTGTGATTAGACCTTTGTCTAATGTTTGAGCTGAAAGTAAGGCCGCAGAAATATATTTTCCAGCGAACTCCCCAGCATAAGTTGATGTTAAAGATACACCCATTTTTTTTAGTTTTTAATTATTAATTTATTTACTTAATCGATTCATTACTCTGTCAAGAGTAGTTTCTGTTCTGTTTTGAGAAAATTTAAAGCCTTCAATTTCTTTTTTGTTTTCTGGATTATGTACAATTGGCTCAATTTTTTCTTCTTCTTTTAATTCAATCACTTCTTCTTTTTCCTCTTTTTTATCTTCTTCTTGTGGTTGAATTTTTAATTTAAGTTCTTCAATTTCTTTTTTAAGCTTTTCTATTTCCTCAAAATGAAATTCTTTAGTAACTGTCTCAACTACTTTTTTTGGAGTTTCTGCCTCTTGTTCAACATACTCCTCTTTTTCTTCTTCTTTCTCAATTACTTCCTCTTTTTCTTCTTTTTCCTCTTTTCCTTTTACCATATCAATTATGCCCTCTTCTTTGACTACAATCATTCTGCCGTCCTCAAGTTCATATTCGCCAACAGGCATTGCAACTTTTCCGTCTTCTGCGATTATTGAGATGTTATCTCCTTCTTCGAATTTTTCAGACTCAACAATTGTAAGTCCGTCTTCTAACTTCATTTGAGCAAGATTTACTTCTGTTTGCTCTAAACCTAATAAGGTTTTTATTTTTGATATGATATCAGTATTTTTTTCCATAATTATAATTTTACAACTATATAACGCTTAATTTTTATTTTGTTAGATTTTCATTAAACTTTTCCAATGCCTTGTGCGTGTAAACTACCATTACAACAATCCTTATGGTATGTATTATCTTCACACAAACAACCCCTATTGCCACCTTTTGGCGAGGTTTTACTTGGTGTTCTATTTTTGTCCTTTATTTGTTTTTTCTTTTTTTTCATGATCTAAAATTAAATTTTTTAATTCCTCTATGATTTTTTTATTTAAATCTTCTTTTACTTCACTTAACTTTTCCAGCTTTTTAAGTTTACTTTCAGACCAACGCAAACCAGCTAAACCACCCCAAAGCAAATAGCTAATATTTCCACAATCATTTGTGTCAGCTTTATCATAATAAGTTTTGGCTCTACTTAAATACGAGTACATTCTTTTTATTGTGTCTACATTCAAGGCACGCCCTTTTGACAAGTCAGCCCCTCTATTTTTTCCAACAAGAGTAGCACATTTATTGCCATTCTTTTTGTTTAATTCCATTCCTCTTCTAGCATTATTTTTTACTGCATCTGGGTAATCTGCATATGATTCCAGGTCAGTAGAGTTTTTTATTGGAACGCAATTAGGTACTTTCTTTCCGTCTTTCATTTTAAAACCTACTTGCTCATATCCGTCCCAACAAGGTTTTTTAAAATTCACAGTTGGTATTTCTTCACTTAATGAATGCTCTTTGCAAGGCATAAACCAAACTTTTCCCTCAAATTCGTGTTCGTGATAACTTTCGCAACCTACTTCTTTAGCAACTTCTAATGCTTTTTCCTTTGTGCTATAAGCATTTCTATCATCTATTATTGCAATATCTTTATCGACTACAATAGATTTTAATTCTTGTTTTAAATTTGATTTCTCACTAAAGTAGCCTTCTATGGAAAAGCCTTTAATTTCTCCAGCTTTTACTTTCTGCCAGACTTCTTCGTTGTCCACCTTCATAGTAATAAACCATGTGCCTTTTTCTGCTTTAAAACCATATAAAGAACTTTTATCTTTTTTTGAATCTTCTACAAGCCAACTTTCGACAACACTCATTCCTTCAATTTTTGATTCGTGTTCTATCGTAGCATTATTTTGGTTTGATTCTTTTAAGAATAATTGACTGGCTTTACGTACAGTTTTCTCACTAAAATAAATATAATAATCTTCTTTAGTATCTTCATTACGCCTAAAAATCTGCTTATTTGGTATCAAAGCTGGCCCCATTAAAAGCCTTTTTTCTTCATTAATAGTTTTTAATTCTACTTCATGTTTTTTTAAAGCAATCCAGTCTTCTTCTATTGCTGGGTTTTCAACTACTGAAACGGCTTGTATTCCAGCTTGTTCTTCTTCTTCGTTTAATATTAATTCGATAATTTTCATATTTATATAACGCTTTTAATTTAAATTGTTGCATTTTCAATCTTATTTCTATCTAAACTCTGTGCCGTTGTAATATCTCCAGAAACAACGAATGCCTGAGTAGGTTGCATTTGTAATTGTGCTAATTGATTCACACCACTATCGCCAACTACGTTAAAGTTTGGTTGAGGTGCTGAGCCACCAGCATTTGCACTTGGCGTTTCAATATTTCCACTACTTCCAGAACTTTTAAATTGTTGTTTCGCTATGGTTGCAATTTGTGCAATTCCTGTGATTCCAACTACCGCTGCATTTGCAAATCTTAAAGATTGAGTAGGTGTGACATCAGTTGTTTCTGCCATAGCTTTCATAATACCTTGTGCCGTACTAATAACCGCTTGAGCAATTCCTACGGCTTTATTTATATTAAATGCCCTTCTTGCACTCTTTTCATTATCATCAGCCAAAGCATTTACCAAATCACCAATAGCACCCAAACCAGCATGAGCAATATCTAATTGTTGCATCATACTTACTCGTTTTCTTTCTACTTGTTCTTTGTCTTTATCTTCTTCTTCTTTTCTGTACTTATCATTTATTTTTGCAAGTTCTTCATTTAAACTTTTTTGTAATTCAGTTTCGAGTATTGCATTTCCTTGAGCAAGTTCAAATTTAGCCTCATAACCTTCTATTAATTTAGTTATTTCTTTTTCCTCTTCTGTTTCTCTTAATTCACTCAATAACCTAAATTGTTCATCTTGTTTATCAAAATCAATCTTGTCATATTTTGCATTAACATCAGCAATTTTTTTTCTGGAAACTTCGCCCATTGCAATTGACCTATCGGAAAATTCTTTTAACGTCATTTCTCCGTCATCAAATTTTCTTTGCATTATTTCTTTTTCTTGTTCTCTTTGTTTTTCAAGTAATGCTATTTCACTTTCTCTTGTTTCTTCTTTTAGGTTGAGTAACATCATTTGTGTATCATGCTCAAAATCAACCTCACGTCTTCTATCATCTTCTAAAATTTTAGCATATCTTTGTTTCCAATTATTATCTAACGCAAGTATTAATTTTTCTTTATCTTCTTGCTTTATGTTTTCATTATTTAAAATATCAATTCTTTCTTTTTCATATTGATGTTTAGCACTTTTAAAAATATTATGAATTCTTTTATTATTAAATTCATTTTGTAATTGAAATATTCTTTCTTCTACGTCTTCAAATTGTTTAACTCTAGCCTTGTTACTTCTACCTCTTATTTTATTTCTTTTTTTGCTATTTTTTTCAGTATTAATATTTGTTTTTTCTTCAAGTTCACCAACTTGTTTTAATAAATCTTTTGCTCTATTTTCAAAATTTTCTGCAAGTTCTTTATTTGCTCTACCTGTTTTTTCATTTATGTCTTCTGCTAATGTGCTCCCTATAAATGGCCTTAATAATCGGTCTTTTACAATCGAAAAACCAGCCTCAAGTCCAGAAATTTCTTCTGTTGTTTCTTTTCTTAATGCCTCTGCTCTTTCTTTTGCCGCCAACTCAATCAATGTGTTAGCTTGAATTCTTAACATTGTTGCTTTTATATAAGCTGGTGTTTTATCTATATAATTATTTTCTGCATCTTCTAAATTATCCATTTGGCCGATTGAATCGCCTAAAGTTTCATTATATATATCTAAAGCCTCTTTTTTACTTATTGTTCCTTCTTTTGCTTGGTCGAAAGCAATTTCAACGTCAATCAATTCTTTAAAAAGATTTTCCATTCCAGAAGTTGTAGCCTCTAAAATTTCATTATATCCTTCTTGTTCATGTCCAGCTAAACCAACTGCGTGACTAATGTCTTCCCAATAAGCCACAACTGTTCCTAAAGCCACTACAAATAGACCTATGCCAGTTGCCGCAATTCCTACCTTAACACTTTTTAAAGCTTTGACAGCACTTGCTCCCATATCTTTAAAGGCACTAGCACCTTTTTGTATGTTTTTTATGCCTTCGGCAAGTACCATAGCTTGTTGCACCATTAATATTTTGTGGTGTACATCTTCTGACTCCATACCAAATGCAGACATAGCGACGGCACCCACTTCTAATGCACCAGCAATTCCGTGTACTCCTTCCTCAAATGTATGTACTGCATCTCCAGAATGTTTAATTTCATCTGCCGTTTCTTTAAATAAATCTTTTGTGCCACTTTGAGCCTCTTTTAAATCTTTAACGTGTTGAGTTAAATCTTGAAACTCTCTTGAGCCTTGTTCTCCAGCTAATGATAATGCCTCTAATCTTCTTACCGAATTATTAATTTGTACTTGTAAACTTCCTAATTCATCTCCACTTATTTTTAAGCCTTTATTATAATCAGTTTGAATTTTATTCAATCCGTCATACTCTAAATTTAATCCAGCTAATTTTTTCCTTAACTCATCAGCTACCTTTTGGTTATGTTTTCTCTCTTGAAAACTTTTGCCCTCTGTATCAGTTAATTTATCAATAGCTTTTTCTGTTTCTTTAATCTCTTTTCTTAAAGAATCAAATCTGCCTTGTATATCCTCAACTCCTTCACTATTTACGTCAATATTAATTTGATAATTCTCAGCCATTATTTTTTATTTTTAAAGTGTAATTTTCTTTTTTCTTGTTTATATATTTCCTTTAAATTATCATTTAATTTGTACTTACCTTTTGCAATTTCTATTTCTTCACTCACGTTTAAATGTTCAGATATTTTAAGCATTTCAAATA